AACGCATAGAGTGTATCCGGATCGATACCAGCGCACAATGGGGGAGGGTATGGAGCTCGACCCAGCCCCCGCGGCCCGTCCCACCACCTGGCCCCCCGCCGGGTGACGACGGGCCGCCACCGCCGCCTCCCGGCGGCAAGCCGCCCCTTCCCAAGGGCGGAGCGCCGAAAGGCGCGGCGGATCCCGCAGGCAAACCGACGCCGCCTGCACCACCGGGACCGCCAGCAAGCAGTGGCACTGCACAGTCGAGCGGGGGGGGCCCCGCAGACATCGCGACCGATGCCGAGGCTATGGTGAGCCTCACGCAGCAAGACCACACATGCAAGATGGGTGGCAGCACGGTGATCGTGGGGACCATTTGGAAGGACGGAGTGCCCCGCGATGCTCAAGCGAGCACGGATCCTCCAAGGCCTGAGACGAAGGTCTGTGGAGTGATGGTGGCGCCCATGGCCACACCGCCGACGGTTTATGAGAACTGCCGGGAGAATATCGTCGCCGCGAAAACGGAACGTGTTGACAACTGCAAGCGCAAGCGTCACATTTCCAAGGCGATGATCAATCGTGTGGGGCGCATGGTTAGCGCCGCCATCAGCCCATGCCAGCAGAAGGGCGTGTTCTCACGCAAGCGCGTCGAGAATTGGCTCTCGGAGCACGCCAGCGACCTAGCCGCTTTGAAGAGCGGCAAGTGGTCGAATAACCGCTTCACCCAGTCTTTGGAGCGGCTTCTGCAGGTGTGTCAGCCGGAGTACGAGGTTACTGCGGCGATAAAAGCTGAGCCTATGCCAGCCAACAAACCGCCCCGCCTGTTGTTGGCGGACGGAGACTCGGGCCAGTTGATGTGCCTAGTCGTGGTGAAATGCTTTGAAGAGTTGCTGTTTTCGCACTGCGAGGACCGCTCTATCAAGCACCTCCCCAAGATGCGCGCAGTCCGCCGCGCCATGGCCAGGCTTCTCAAGAAGAACGCTGGCGTGGTGGAGGGGGACGGATCGGCTTGGGACACCACGTGCAGCGACGACGTCAGGAAGCACATCGAGAATCCCATCCTTTTCCACATCACAGAGATCGCCATTCGCATGGGCCTCTGCCCGGACGATTGGGGTATCGCCCACATGAAGGAGTGTACGAAGGCCAAACTCAAGGCCATTTTCCGCGACAAGGAGGGCATCTTCAAGCTCGTGATGGACGCCATACGGCGTTCAGGACATCGCGGAACGTCGTGCCTAAACTTTTGGATAAATTTCGTCATGTGGACGTGCTCCATATTCCCGAAGCCGGAGCTCTTCC